AATCTGTATCAATATATGCACCGTGTTGAGGCTCATACGAAATACTCATACCAAGCATATAACCATCACGAGGATATAATCCTGTTGTCTCAGAGTCAAGTGCTATGAAATCAAAAGGTGCTTCTAATGCATCGTTTAAGAACTTTTTAAATTCTTCTGTTTCTGTAATTCCATAACATTTATCAGAACCTAACTTCTCTTGTTTGAGTTCACCTTTGATATACTTAGTAATATTACTACTAGATTCATCCCATGTCTTTTTAGCCTCTGGTTTGAATGATAACATTGCTGGATTGATGACAGGTAAAAACTTATCATCAATTACTCTACCACTATATTCTGTGACAGAGGTTTGTTTTGTAAAATATTTTAGACACTCAGAGCCTACAAGTATTACCCACTCATAGTTATCTAAGTCTATTTCTAAATCTACATCTCGTTTTAATACTTTTTTCACTGTTGGGTCTGAACATAGGGCAAGCCTATCAAAATCAAACTCATTATTAAAAAGCTTTACATAGTCATTACGACTAGGTTTACTTTCTATTAGTGCTACTTTAACCATATAATTGTTCCTTTAATTGTTTAACTTTTTCTTTGTTGAGTGCTCCTGCATCCCCAAGAGCAACTGGTATTTTTACATTTTTATGTAATATCTCTGCAATATCGCACATTTCTTGTACTTTAATTGAGGCTTCTTGACCAGCTTCATCTGGGTCAAAAAGAATGTCCACTGCAGAAATCCCCTGCATTTTTAACAATTTTAGTTTCTCTACATCAATATTTCGTGTTCCAAAACAACAAATTGCATTTTCTAGTCCCTTGTCATGTAGATTGAGCATATCAAATATACCTTCTACTAATATTACTCTGCCCTTGATAGGGCGGACTTGACTAGGATAAAGGGGTAGCACTGCTTTGGGGGGATGGATTAAATATTTTGGAACATCAGTGGGTGACTGTGTTCTACAATTAAATGCTACTATTCTCCCAGTCAAGTCCTTGATTGGAAAAGATATTCTGCCTGTAAAAGGTTTATCTGGGTGAAGAAATGCTCCAAACAATTTATATGTCTCTGGAGTAATCTCTCGCCAGTTGCCTACATACGGCATAAAGTTTTTGGGCATCTTCAATCCAACAGAAGATGCTCTTTTTTCTTCTATCTTTCTTCTAACTTTCTCTCTACGAATATCTAATGGATTTGATGGTGCATCAAAATAGTTAAAGATATTGCCTTTAAAGCCACAAGAAAAACAGTTGTAAACTCCTGTAATTCTATCAATTCTCATACTTGGATTATTATCGTCATGCTCAGGATTTAGACATGACACAATACAGTCTGCTGGAGACAACTTATAATTTATCTTCCGTTCCTGTAATAGTTCTTCTACTGTCATACAAGTCCTATAACTGCTATAAATCCTATCACAGCTATAAGAATCAACGAGGTTGATGTCAATGCGTAAAAAAAGTGTTCTATAAATTCTTTCATATTATCTTATTTAATGGTTGTTGTGGGTGATCTAAATGTCCTGTTTCTACATCAAAAGAGAACTTATGTTTTAACATTCTTTTTATTTCTTCTCTTAATTTTGAAACATCATTTAGAAGTTTGTTATCATATGGTATGTCTACTACTATTGTAGCTCTTATTACTTTATCGTTCATAGTACTAATCCTATTATTAGCATAGAGCCAAACATAAATACTAACATTCCTAGCTGTACTAAAGACGCTATAAATATTTGTTTCATTGGATGAACTTTCTCTATGTCATTTATTATTTTTGTCATGTTTCCACTTTAATGTATCTCCGAGTAATTCAAACTCTGTCATGGCTACGCCACTTGTATCTTTTTCGTACTCGTAATGTTTACTCTTCCATGCTAGTTCTACCATTTGAAACCATATTGCTATGGCTTTATCTCTGAAGTCTTTTTCACTCCATAGATAAAACATATTCCACCATTCTTTATCAAAGCGATGAACTTCTACATTAATAGTTTTAAACATGAAACCGTCAGGGTGTCCTCTTACTAGCGACCATAAGGCTCTCATTCTTTGGCTACCTGCAATCGGATAATAATTAGGCATAGTTAATATAGGATTCATTATTCCATCTTTCTCAATACTAGCAAGAAGTTTTGTATTGAGTGGAACTCTTTCTATATTTTGATATACCTTCTTTTGATTCAATAGAAACTTAACTGATCTATGCTCCACAGTGTAGGGCGGCAGAGCAATTAACTCTGCCGTTTCCTTACTAATTCTATCTGCCGCCACGTCTTTGCTTTCTCCATATTCCGTGTCTGCGTCTTTTTTCTATCTCCATTCTTATCATATAAGTTCTGATAAGAGCAACTACTGTAAATATAAATGTAGTTGATAATGATATCAAAAATGCACTAGTCCATTGCCATTGTTCTATAAACAACCACAACATAAAAGTTTGCAGAGGGAAGTTAATCAATAGAGCTGCTCCAACCTGTACAACAGATTCTTGTAGTGCTGCTTTTTCAGTTTTCGTCATTGTCCATTTCATCCCATAAATTATTTTCTAATTCTGATTCATATATTAATCTGAACTCCTCTACCGAAGGAATCATTCGTAATCTAAGACTTGCGTTTGTTATATCTTTTAATGCTTTAACATATTTTGAATATGCCGCTAGTAAGTCTTTTTCTGTATATAGAATCATATTAGTCCTAAAAATTTCATTGTGTTTCCAAAGAAGCAGATGAGGTACATAATTGGTAGGGCTAGAAATCCTCCTGCCCAAAGAGCAAATAACCATGCTCTAATATTAAATGTCATCTACATCTTCTCCAGTTTTCATACTGCTCTCAAGAGCTTCCCTTTCTTTTGGGTTGATTGCTGACTGTGGTCCAATCTTCAAGGTTTCCCAGTCAACAACACTTGAGAAGCTTTCCATACGATTACTTCTCATTTTGACACAGTTAAATGTCATACATTCATCTTGTTGTTCCCAAGTTTCAAGAGCATATGCTGCATCTGCAGCATCAAGTATACCTTTTGCAAATCTAGCTTCTCCACTAGCATCTGTTTGGTATGGTGCAAAGAATAATGTTTCATACTCTTGTGCATACAGTTTCATTTTCTTACTGACTTCTATCTGCTCTGTCCAGTCATATTGACCTGAACGACTCGGTGCGTTGTGGCGGCGGACTTGGTTTAGATAATCTACTATAACCACACCAACGTCTAGTTGATTGACTTTCTTATCTAATTCGGACTGAATCTTTGAGAGAGTTAAAGCAGGATCATATATTACATCCAATTGCTTTTCTTTATGTAGGGGAAGTTTTGTAAGTTTTTTGTGAAAATCCTCAAAGTCATGATTCTTTTCAAACTCTGGCAACAAGTCATGTCCACCATCAAAACGTCCAGCCCACCATCCGCCAACTAGATTCCACTCTTCTGCACTTAGCATTTTACTGCGAAGTCTTTTAAGTGGTATTCGTGTAGCAATAGAACATATTCTTTGTAGAATACTTCTACTATCCATCTCAATAGTAAAGTACAGGGCGCTACGACCTGAATCATATACATTGGATGCTAGATTACAACAGGTAAGTGATTTACCTGCACCACGTCTGCCTCCCACAAGCACCAAATCTTTGGGAGAGAACTGAATTTGTGAGTCATACTCACTATTGAGTCCTAAAGGTAAGTAACGAGCCAGTTCTTTGTCATCTTCAAACAAAGATATGCTTTGCATACTTTCTTCGGGTGGTTTGACATCTACCTTGTCACTTACCCTTAGAACTATTTCTTGGAGTTGCTCAATGTTTTCTTCTGCACTAGCCATCGCTACAGTATTGTCAATGTATTTATCTAATTCGTCTAGAATTTCTACTTGTGCGTATTCATTCTTTAGATACTCTAAGAGCATCCACGCATCTACATCAACCTCTACGGATTCTACTGCAAATATTTTTTCTTGGAGTTGCCTGTCTCGGATTTCATACGACAGGTCTTCAAATTTAGGAAGGTCTTGATAAGTATCAATATGTTTATCAAGGATACGGAATATCGGCTGGTACTCGCCAGGTAGGTAATGTTCTTTTAACTTAGACCATGTGTCTAAATCTTTTTGAACGATAATCTGTTTAAGTAGCGCCGATGCAATATTCAATATACTCTCCCAAAGTAAAAACGAAAAAAGGCAGGGAGTGATGACTCCCCACCCAAACTAAAAGTAAATAAGATTAACCTATTTCTTTTTTAGCTGCACCGTTGTAGTCTGCACATTGTAGACCACGTCTTGTTAGCATAGTTTTGACACCTCTAACTGTTTTGCCGATTTGATCAGCAATTTCGTCAACAGTTAAAGATTCAATGTCAACTCCAGCTAGCACGTCGGCTTTGCTTGAACCTTTAGTTTCTTTCTGCTTTGGAATAGCATTGATTT